CTCAGGAGGCGGGGTGGCGTGGGGCTCGTGCTGCTGACGGGCGCTCGTGCTGGTCTTGCGTACGGGCATAAACCCTCCGGCGGCGATGCTGCCAGCCGCCGGAGGTCGGGGCTAGTCCCCCCTCAGTGAAATGCCAGCGCCAGGCCACACGCCGCCGCGAGCACGACGACGACGACGACGACCAGGAACGCGACGGCGCCGCCGGTATCGGTGTCGCGTTCGGTGGCGACGTAGTTGATCGCTGATCGCCAGGAGCAGCAGCGCCAGGCCGATCAGGAGCAGCAGCGCCAGGCCGATGCCGCCGACGATCACGGGCGCACCCACTTGACGATGGCCGCGATCAGGCTGGCGAAGCCCAGGAGCATCGTGAAGATCCAGAACAGCAGGCCGGTCTTCAGCTCTTGCAGCTCGCCCTTCAGGAAGTCCTTGGTGACGACGGCGGTATCGGTGACTGCCGCCTTGGCCTTCTCCTCGTCCACGCCCAGGTCGCGCAGGACGGCGTACAGCTCAAGCTGACTCATCGGGCTTCACTCCAGGTGATTGTAGGTCTTCACTCGTGCCCAGGTCGAGCGTGAACTCACACTCGCCACAGAACGCGGCGCCGGCGGTCGGATCGAGGAACACGCCGCCGCCGCAGAGCGGGCAGATCGCGCGGTAGTGGGGTTTGTCGCGGCAGGCGGCGCATGGCTCCAGGGAAGCCACGCGCCGCACCGCGTCAGTCGCGTTGTCGCACCAGGCGCAGCGCACCAGGCTGTTAGCGTTGGTCACGGACGCAGACTCGTGCGGCGAGCTGGTGCAACTGCTTCGCGTCGCCGCGCGATGTCTTCAGCCGTGGCTTCCAGGCTGCGTGCGAGCCGCTGCAGCTCGCTCTCGACGATGTGCAGCTCCTGGGCGATGACGGAATCGCTCACAACGTCACCTCGCGCTCGTCGAACCGTTCCAGCCCCTCGGTCACGAACGCGGTCGCCTCAGCCTCGCTCAGCCCGTTGAGGGTCAGCCAGAGCGTCGCGCCCTCCTGGCTGCTGATGTGCCGCTTCTTCCCAGCCTTGACGGCGACGCACGGCACGCCAGCGACGAAGCAGCGCCCGACGCCGTAGAGCCGGCGCCGGATCGGCTTGCCGCAGAGCGTGAGCTTGACCGGCGGGTAGTGCTCCTTCTTCTTCTTCAGCTTCTTCCACATCGTCGTGTCTCCTCTCAGATACGCGAGTGCTTCGCGTACAACGAGTCCCAGTACAGCTGCTCGTCGCGGTCCTCGGGGTCGGTCTGCTCGATCCGCACGATACTCGTGTCGGTCTCCTCGTCGGTGACTTCCCAGGTGCGCCAGTCCTCCGCTTCAGCGAGCGTGCGTGCCTCCTCCTGGCTGTCAGCGTCGATCCACTTTTGCCGGGTGGTCGTCTGCTTCTCTTCGACCTCCACGCGGAACTTCGGCATCGTCGTCTCCTCTCGTCTCGTGCGCCTTTGCAAAGGCGCGGTCGCCCTCGCCCCAGGGATGCGCGAGCCACGGTTGGCCGCAGTTCGCGCACGCCATGAGGATCGGGCCGGTGTGCTTGGTGCAGGGCATGTCGTCTCCTCTCACTCCCACATGACGCCGTGCTGCCGGTGCAGGCCGTAGTGGCCCGCCGGCAGTTCGCAGGTGCGAGTCGGCACTCGGCCGCGCAGATCGTATGCGTCCTGCCGCGCGCCGCAGCGTCGGCCGGCGTCTCCCTTCGTGATCTTCAGAATGCTGTCGCCGGTTCGGTACCGCTCGCACAGCTCCGCGAGCGCATCGAGGTGCGTGCAGTACTGCGCCATCTCGTCGTCGGTCCAGTCGTCCGCTCGTGCGGGCGTGTAGCCTTCGAGCCAGGCGACGAACGAGCTAACCCGCGCGGTGTCGCGGGTCAGCCCTTTGAGCAATGCTCGTGCGACGGCGATTGCTGCCGTGGGTTTGATCGGTGCGCTCACTGGTAGGTGCCTTCCCGCTCAGCCATCCAGGCGGCGAGCTGTGCGCTGTTCTTGGTCGGGTACGGTCCACGCCAGGTGCGTGGCCGCTCGTCGTGGTACCGGCCGTGCTCGTAGACACGGACCAGTCTCCAGACCAGGCGCCGGCCATGCCGGCGTCTGGTCGGGGCGATGAAGTACACGTAGCTCGTCACGGCTTGATCTTCCCGTCTGCGTCCAGCTCGTCGAGGTCATACACGCGCTCGTTGTGCGCCTCGTTGGCCGGTTGCCAGGTGACGCGGTTCACCAGGTCGGCGTACGCCTGGTGTTCGGCGTCGGTCGTCGGTTCCTTCACGAAGATGGCGGCGATCTGCGCCTCGGCGTCTCCAGGCGAGAGCGCCTCGATCTCGATCTCGCCGTACTCGCTGTAGTCACGGGCGAGGTAGACGCGGTACCTAGGCATGCCCGTTGCCTCCTCTCTCGGCGTACGCCGCGATCAGCTCCGCTTTCATCACTCGTGCGATGCGCTCGATCAGCTGCACGTCCTTCGACTCGTACCGGACCACGAACACGTCGGCGCGCTCGTGCTGAAACTCAGCCTTCAGGCTGAAGATGTCGGCGGCGCGCACCGACACCCAGGTGTCGTCGTTCTCGGTCGGGTTGATCGCCTCGGTCAGCTCCATTGCGGCGACGTGCGTCCGGCAGTGCAGATCCTGAGTCGCCTTGATCTCGGCGTTGCTCCTGCGCTTGGCCATGTGTCTGGTCTCCTGGTCTCACTCGTGCGGTTCAGTCCTCCGGGTTTTCACTCGTGCCCTGGAACAACGGCTGCTGCCGCGCCTGGTCGGACGCGACTTCAGCCGTCAACGCGAACGGCAGATCGGCGACGGGCGGCGCGTCTTGCGCGAGCTGGTCGGCCAGTGCCGCGAGCAGCGCCGCCACGTCGTCGGCCTGGTCAGCCATCAGCGGATCACGACCTGGCGGGCGCCGCGCAGCTCCGGGTGTTGCGCCGCCTGCTGCTTGGCGTCGGTGAGCCGCTCCTGGTAGGTCTCGCCGTAGCCCCAGATCGTGAGGCGTCGGGTCGAGCTGTCGCGCATCTCCGCCCACACACTGAAGGCGTGGAGCTTGGCGGCGATCTCGGGGTTCGGGTCCATCGTCTGTTGCCTCCTCGTCGTTTTGTCCGACCAGGTGAAGCCGGCCAGGTGGTCGAGCCTGGCCGGCGTGCCTGGCGCTAGAACTCGAACCGGCTCGCCTGGTCGGTCGCCTGGTAGTGCGCGGTCGCCTGGCGCGTCTCCAGGTCGTCGGCGATCCGCTTGATCGCGGCCTGGGCGTTCGGCGAGACCGTCAGCGTGGGAAGCGGCGCCGCGGTCGGCGCCGGCTCAACGTGCGCCTGGTAGGCGTCGATGATGGCCTGGCGGATGCGCTCCTGCCCTTCGAGCCCTTCGCCGGTCGGCCGCAACAGCGCGAACGTGCGCCGCTCGCCATTGACGCTGTAGCTCCTGGCGGGGAACGTCACGTTGTAGCCGCTGCCGGTGCGGCGTTCCCAGACCGCGAAGCCGATCAGCCGGAGACCGGCGAGCGGTCCCTCGGTGAAGATCAGCTCGGCGTCCGCCATCTTGCCAGGCGTGCCTCTGCCGTCCGTGGCGGTGATCTTGATCTGCATGTCTCTGTCTCCTCCTGGTCAGCTCTCCTGAGCCTTCCGCCGCCGGCCGGAACCTGCCAGGGCTCCGGCCGGGTCGCGCAAGGTTCAGTCGCTGCAGCGGTCGCAGTGGCTGTCGTACCCGTTGCAGTCGGGGCACCGGGGCTGCTCCTCCTCCTGGTCGTCGGTCAGGCGGTAGCGCGTGAGGCCGTGCGGCCCGAAGTAGTGCGCGTTCCTGAGCCGCTGCAGGGTGCCCGGTTCGCTGGCGTCCATCCAGGCGTGTCGCAGGTGCGCCTTCCAGGTGCGGCCGTGCCTGGCGGCGAACGCGCGCAGCGCGGCGTGCTCCTCGGGGCTGAGTGGCTGTGTCGGTGTCTTCATTAGGTCATCCTCCCTAGAATCCGAAGTCTGCGCGGGCCAGCGCCGGCGCCGGCGGCTGCGTGTTGGGCCTGGGCTCCAGGCGGGTCTTGAGTCCGCCGGCCGGCTGCTCGTCGTCCTGGCGGGCGCCAGGCGTCTCCCGGGTGGCGTCCAGGCGAGACCTGGTCCGCAGGGTGGCGTTGATCTGGCGGTCGACTTCCGCCAGGCGATCCAGCGCAATCTGGGACAGGTCGCGATTGTCGATGGCGATCCGGTAGGTGTGCGTGGCCAGCTCCAGGGCGTCGGTCGGCACGGTCGCTGTGACGCTGTGCGTGACGACAAAGGCCAGGGCGCGCAAGCCGTACTCCTCGGCGGGTTCGTCCAGGCGGCGCGGCGCCAGCTCCGGGAGCCTGGGGTAGTCGGTCGGTCGGGTCTGCATCGGTTCGTCTCCTCCTGGTGGTGTGCCTGGTCGGCGGTTCGAGAGCCGGTCCGACCAGGTGGCGCCTGGTCGGGCCGGTTGCTCCAGCCGTCGACTAGGCGGCTACCCTGGCGCGCCCCTTCGCCAGGAGCTTGGCGGCGAGCTGGTCGAGCGTCAGCCGCTCGTCCTGGTAGCCGCTCTCCTGGCTGGTCTTCGTGAGTCCCTGGGACAGTCCCCAGTAGCTCCGCGGTGAGGCGTCGAACTGTTCAGCGCACACCCGGTACGCCGCTTCGGCGTCCGCCTGGGTGGCGCCCATCTTCCGCAGTTCGTCGATGCAGGCTTCCTGGGTCTGCGCCAGCTCCAGGGTCATCAGGCTGCGGATGAGTGCCTCGTCGGCGGATGCCGGCCGGTTGACCCACTCCCTGGCGGTCTGTCCGACCTCGCGCAGCACGTCGCGCAGCACGCGCGTCCCGACATGCCGGCGGCGGTACGTCTTGTCGATGACGGCGCCCCACAACATGTGATTTCCGCAAATGAACTGGTAGAGCACGCGCTCGATCGAGACCGCGCAGTGTCCGACCTCGGAGTTCCGCACCATGAGGCCGCGGAACATGCGACCGTCGCCGCCGCGCAGACTCGGGTCGGTGACGATCGAGCCGTTGTTGGCGCCGTCGACGATGATCAGGAACGAGTCCCGGTCCCCCATGTAGGCGCCGGCCGGCTTGCCGTCCCAGGTCGGCGGCGTCGTCCAGCCCTGGGCGCCGAACGTGTCGACGATCGGCTTGTAGAGGTCCGCCTCCCAAAGCCGGCCGTAAGTGTCGCTGGTGACCGCGCGAGCGGTGATGCCGGCGTCGGTCTTCTGCGCCAGGATGTTGGCCACGGTGCCGGTGCCGGTGGCGCGGAGTCCGTAGTTGAGAGCGTCGGCGGCGATGCCGGCCGGCAGGCTGCGGATGTAGCTGGCGGGCGCGCCGACCATGCGCGAGAGCTGGCCATGCGACCAGGGCGTGAGGCTGGCCAGGCCGCGCGGGCTGGTGAGGAGCAGCGCGCCGTGCTGCTTGGGGTCGCCGGCCGGCTGGATGGCCAGGTCTTTGGCGTTCCAGCTGATCTCCTTGCTGGCGAGCTTGCGGGCCTGGGCGGTCTCGACCAGGTGGGCGAGCGATTCCATGCGCTCGTCGGCGGGCCGGCGGTAGTACTCGGTCTGGGCGGTGTTGAGGTTCATGGCTGTGTCCCTTCGGTGAAGGCTGAGCACCTTGGCTCAGCGGGTGTGCGCTCCGGCCTGGTGGTCATGGCGTCCTGGTCCCGCTCCTGAGGTGGGGCGCCTGTCGGCGCCCGGTTGCGACGTGCGAGGTGTTGCATGTGCCAATGTAGGCAGCACGTTACAGGTGTCAAGGGAACAAACGGCGAAGAGACTGTGACAAGATTGTGAAAAGACTGTGACAGGCGCCGGCGCCTGGTCGCCGGCCTGGCGGGCTGCTCCAGGGCGAGGGCACACCAGCGGGCACGCGGCGCCAGCTCCTGGCCGAAACCCCAGCCGAACCGGCGATGTTACGGCCCTGCCAGGGCTGCAGCGCCTGGCGGCGCGTCAGCTCGTCGGCCAGGCGCGCGGCCAGGCGCGCTCCTGGCGCGCGAGCCCGCGCATTGTCCGCGGGCTGGCCCGGCGGCCCGGCGGGTGGATACGCGCCCGGTGTCAGAAAATTTTTCAGAAAATGTTCGCGTGAAAAATTTTTCGGGTGGGAACTTTTTCACAGTCCCTACGGCTAGGGGTCATCCCGTGCTGGCGCACTATCACTCTCCGTGATACCCTCCGCGCGTGGCGACGATCGACCAGCGGCACCTGATCGACGACCTGATCGCTAGGAACGGTGACCCGGAGCCGGGCGACCCGGCGAACGTTCACGCGGTGAAGGTGGTCGAGTACCAGACCTACGAGGGCGCGACCGTCTGGGGCGTGGTCTTCAACGTCGAGACCTGGGACCCGCACATGCTGATGCGCTACGAAATGCCAACCGACTACGTCAGGAACCCTCGGGTGATTTGGAGGAGAGCCTAGTGCTGCATCTCACCTGCGACGACGCCGATCCGACGCTACACACGCCCCAGCCCTGCGCCGGCTGCGGCCATCCCACCCTGCTGCGCTGCTCCGCTTGTCAGGAGGCGTGCTGTGCGGCGCATGATTGTCCCTGCGGGGGCGACGCGCCGCCCACGCCCTCACGAAAGGAGTCGTGACGCCTGATGGGTCACACGTATCGACGACGACATCGCGTCGAAATGAACGCGCGCATCCAACGGCAGCAGCGCGAGCAGCGCCAGCAGCAACTGCGCCGTGACTATCCGCCGAAACCGCCGTACATTACCGGCGCCGTCCCACTCAACGAGTCACCTGGAGAGGAGGCCACACATGAGGAGCCGCCGATGATCATCAGTAGTCCCGATGCCGTCGCGGAGAAATTGCAAACCTGGCTACAGAATCCGCCCGCCGAAGCGACACAACCCTGGCGCGACCCACCCCCCGACGACGACCCGCCGACCACTCCCGACTTCGTGCGCGTGCGTGACGTGCTGCTCACGCCAACCGAGACTCCAGCAGCTGAGACCGTTCCACCGATGGCGATCAAAAACGTCGAGCGAGGCTCGCTCTCGCAGTTTGTCGCGCGTCACGCGAACCTCGACGCGCCGATCCTGGCCGACGAGGCGCGCCGACTGCTCGCACTCGCCAAAGACGAGGGACTCAAGACCACGTTTGGATCGCTGGCGCAGTGCATCATGGTCGCGCGCAAGAAGCGCGGCGCGGCGCCGGCGAAGGCGGCGAAGAAGAACGGGCGCGCCAAGACGAGCGACGCGAGCGGGCTCGTCACCGCCCCGGCGCGTCACGCGAGGAAGAAGAAGAACGGCGCGGCCGATGACTTGGACGTGCTCGTGCCGCAGATGATCGCCGCGCTCGATGTCTTTGGCCGGGGGCTCAAAGTGTTGATCGACGATCGCACCGCGCTCAAAGCCAAGGTGACGCGGTTCGCGGATGCGTTTGCGAAGCTCGCCGACTGAACGATGGGTGGCTGGTTCGAGGAACAGCGGCTGTCGTGGATCGTCGAGATGATGTGGGTCTACGGCTTCATTCGCCGGGACCACCTGATGCGGAAGTTCGGCATCTCGCAGCCGCAAGCCTCGAAGGACCTGCAGTCGGTCCTGCGCCAGCGGCCAGGACTCATGCACTACGACGTCTCGCGGAAAGCCTACGTCGCGCGAGCGAAGCGATGATCGTCTGCTATATGTTCAAGCCGGATCACAACGGCGAGTGCCTCACCTGCGACGAGTGGTACGACGCGCACCCGCAACCGCTCGACCCGGTGCTGCAGCACGCGCTGCGCTACTGGCGCGAAGTCTTCGAGGCGCTCGGGCCGTTCTGCCCGGCGTTCGGGTTGTTCGAGGAGCTGTTCCTGCATCTGCGACATCAGCGATGACGAAGAAGAAGCGGGCCGAGCGCTCCGACGCGGACCTTCGCGCGCTCGCGCTGAAGTGGGTCGAGGGGCGCGTCGTCACCAGCCAGACCGTGCCGCACGATCTGTGGCGGCTCGTCTTCATCCCGCTGGCGTTTATGACGAATCCCAAGCGCGAGCTGCGCGGCGTGCGAATGATCTACGCCATCCTCGGGGAGGACAAAACCACAGGGCAGCAGGTCAACGGGTACCCGATCTTCTTCTCGTGCCGCACGATGCGCGCGGCCGAGCTGAAGCGGTTCGTCACGCTCACCGACGAGGCGCGAGCGGCGCGCGAGGCGTTTCTCAAGTCGTGAAGATTCCACGCCGCGTGAAGAAGTGGATGAAGCAGATCGACTTCGCCCATCCCCCGCGGCGCCGCCACCGCACGGTACGGCATCATCTCGTGCTGCGCTGGCTGCGACGGCTGCGCCGGCGCTACGTGCAGTGGGAAGAGACGCACCTGTTGATGCGGCGTCGTTCAACGGTAGGACATCTGGCTCTGGCCCAGAGGATGTGGGTTCGACTCCTGCCGCCGCAGCCATGACCTACGTACACATCCGCCTCGCCAACAACCTCGCGACCTACTGCGGCGAGCACGGCGAGTCGATGTCGTTGCAGCACTGGCACGAGCACGTCGTACCGAACCGCGAGTACTGCTGCGCCAACCTCTTCGCCCGCCTCTGCCCCAAGTGCGACAAGCTGATCCCGTTCCGGCTGCAGCGGGAGAACCACCTGTGAGCCCCTACTACCCGACCATCGACGAGGACCTGGCGCGGGCGAAGGAGATTCTGGCGCGCGGCAGCGTCCACTACGCCGAGCAGGATCAGCGTCCTGCCGTGCCGGGAGCCATCTACGGCGGCGACAACTACGCCGCCTACAAGCTCCTGGAGTCCTTCGTCGAGCACATCGAGTCTCGCCTGCCGCCGCGCGAACACGACGCCTTCGGCACACTCGTCGAGAAGCTCGTGCTCGAACCGCTCCAGGGTGTCACGCCGCTCCTCCCTGACGAACGCTTCGGGCAGGACGTCGCCTTCGTCGCCTTCACCATCGACAAGCTCCGCGCGCAGGTGAAGCAGCTGCACGGGCGGAACCAAGTGCTCCAGGCCGGCGTCGAGGACGCAGCCAAGGCCGTCGACGAGCAGCAGACCGAGATCGAGCGGCTGCGCGCCGAGCACGCCACGCTGCATAACAACACGGAGCCGTCCATTGACTGATCGCCGCGACTGGTGGATGGACGGCAGTGGCGTCAACCTCACATGGCTGCTGCTCCTCCTGGCCGCGCTCGTGGCGTGGGGGGTGCTCTTCTGATGCCGACCATTGAACTGTTCGCGGACGACGGTAGCTACCTCTATACCGACAAGTTCGGCGGGACGTGGATCATCCAACCGACCGACTGGCCCGACCAGCCGTTCGTCATCCACCACAAAGATCGATCGGAGGCGTGGAAGCGGATGCGGAGTCCGCACTGCACCCTCACGCACGATGGCCCGTGCAACAGCGCGTGTGGAGACTACTGAGTGCTCACGCTCGAACTCGTCAACGTCTCGCCCGACGCCAACCCCGACAAGCCGGAGTCGGTCTACCGCTACCGCGTCTGCGTCAACAGTCGCGAGATCGTCGCCGGCACGGTCGCCGGCCACGTCCGCAACGCCGGCTGGATCACGCTCGTCCGCAGCGTGCTCGACTTCGAGGAGATGTCGGAGAAGTTCGGCCTGTTCCCGCCGACGATGCCGGTGAAGAAGTTGATCGCGCAGCGCGGGCGGCGGACCGGACGGCCGGCGAAGAAGCGCCGGCCCTAAACAGGAGGGAGAATGCTCGACATGGATCGGTTGACCCGCCTCGGCGCCGAGCAACGACTCGCCGCGTGCCGCGCCGAAGTCGCTGAGCTGGAAGCGTTCATCGCGGAGCACGCGCCGCCGCCTGACCCGCGGCTGGAGTCGCTCGATGAACGGGAACGCGTCATCGCCAACGCGCGTGCAGAGAAGAAGCGGCGCCGGCCGAAGTGGACGCCGGAGCGCCGCCGGAAGATGGAGCAGTACTACGCACAACGACGCCTGCACTGACAGGGGGGGTCTAGACAACCCCAGCCGCAGCATGCTTGGCTCGTGGCATGCTGCGCCGCTTCGTTCTCCCGCTCCTCGGCCGCAAACTGGTCGCCGAACTCGCCGGCATCCGCCAGGCGCTCAACCAGCAGACCCTCATCCTGGCGCGGCTCGCCGACCGCCTCGCGCCGGAGCCCGTCGACGACCGTGACAGCGTGAAGCACGACACCGGCGTCACGCACCTGGACGTGAACGACGCCCTCCTCGCCCAGGCGTACATCGCGCGGACCCAGCGCGACACCGGCCACACCCCTGATGACGACGAGGTGCTGATCTACCTCGCCGACGAGCGCACGACCGATCTGCACAAACGCCTCATCGAACGCGACGAGCAGCTCGCGCGCCTCGCGGAGTCGCGCGCATGAGTACCCCGCGTCGCCGCTCCGGCGAGGTCGTCCTGGTCGCGTTGACCACCGCGGTGCTCGTGCCGGTCGAGCGCGACCGCGAAGTCACCCGTCTGCTCCAGCCGCAGCCGCCGCTGCCGATTCCCGATCGCACGTTCCCGCGGCCCTTCCCTGGCTGCTTCGCCTACCAGGTCCTCGGCCACCGCATCATCACCGCGTACCGCAGCTGATGGCGAAGTCGACCGCCAGTGCGCTCGTCCCCGCCGCGGTGCGCCGCGGCAACGACACGCTCAGCGATGCCGAGTGGGCGCTGAGCGATCACTCGATCGCGACGTTCGTCGCCCAGGTCGGCGGCAAGCAGGAACTGATCGACGCGCTCGCGGTCGCCGACTCCGCGCCCGATGTCGACCGCATCGTGCGCCTGCTGCTCGATCCGCGCTACGACGGCTACAGCCTGAAGCGGCTCTGCGCCCTGGCCGGCGTCACCGTCGCCGATCTCTTCGTCGCCTACCGCAAGGCGTTGATCGCGCGGTCGCATCTCGAAGCCTCGCGCATCATCGCGGCGAAGCTCCCACCCGTGGTCGACGATGTGATGACGCGCGCGGCGCCGCAGCCGATGACGTGCCCGAGCTGTCACAACGCGCCCGGCAAGCGCGAGCTGTGCGTGACCTGTCAGGGCAGCGGCGCGATCAAGACCGAGCCCGATCTCGATCGACAGAAGCTCGCGCTCGAACTCGGTCAGCTCACGCAGAAGTCGAAGGGGCTCTTCATTCAACAGAACGCGATCGCCGCCAGCGCGGCGACGTTGAGCAGTCCAGGAGGCGGCATGCTCGAACAGCTGCAGCAAGTGGTTGGCGATCTCCTCTTCAGCCGCGAGGCGCGGATGGAATCTGATCCGCCAGCACCGCGCGAACCCGATCCGCCGTCGATGGTTCCCGACGAGGACGACCGCGACGAGCCCGACGACGACGAGGAGGCGCCCGAGGCGGCTGACGAGAAGGCCGGTGCGTCGTGATGTTTGGGCTGGGGGGAATGTTCGGCACGGCCCCCGGTCTCGGCAAGGCGGTCGGCGCGGCGGCGGGTAAAGCCGCCGGGAAGATTCCTGGTGCGCCAGGTCCCGGTGCGCCCGCGACGCCGATCGGCCCGGCCACGCCCGGCGGGATGTCCACCGTCGCCGCCGGCCAGAATCTCCTCGGTACCGGCGACCTGATGAAGGGCGGCGGCGGGATGCAGTTCCCTGGCATGAGCGCGCCGATCGCCAACCAGGCGGGCACGTCGATCGGGATGCAGGCGCCGGGCTCGATGAGCCTGGGCGGTGAGCGCGGACCGGCGTCGCCGATCCAGCAGGCGCAGGGACCGCAGGCGCCCGGCGGACTGCAGAAGCCACAGACGATGAACAAGACCTTCGGCTTCCGCGGGCCGAGGGGCATGACGCGGAGGTGATCGATGCCTGGGTTCTTCGACCGCGTCAAAGACGCCTACCGGTGGGCCGGCGATCGGATGGTCGGCAACTACCCGGAGTACCAACACGAGCGCGCGTTCGAGGACACGCTCCAGCGCCCGGCGACGGTGTCCAATCGCGCGATTGACGTCCCTGACGCAGCGTCGTCAATCTTCCACCCGCGCGACCCGTGGGACGATCCCGACCTGGTCCCTGGCCTGGCGCAACGATCGCCCGCGTGGACGGCGGGACTCAAGGCCCGCGAGGCGAAGCCGATCAGCACCCCCGAACTCTTCGGGATGCGATCGCCCGAGCCGCCGGATCGCAAAAAGAAACTGACCAAGCCGCGCGAGTTGTCGCGCCGTCGCCGGTGACGTGTACCACCCCACCCTGATTGCGCGGCGCGAGGCGGCGACCGCCCGCGCCTTCCGCGCCGCCTACCCGCACGGCCTGCCGGTCTACACGCTCGACGACTCAGCCGCCCTCACTGCCAGCGCCATGCAAGCGGTCGATGAGACCGGCGCCTTCCGCCGGCCGCTCACCGAAGACGAGCAGCGCTTCATCGGCGTCGCGCGCGTCCGATCGATCTACGACTTCCCGTGGTTCGCCGAACGCTTCTGCTGGATCGACGCCGAAGGGCACGGGCTGCGTCGCCTCTCGCCGCTGTGGGAGTCGCAGAAGCTGGTGCTCGACCAGCTCGCGCGCATCGAGCTGAAGCACGCCGAGGAGAAGTCGCCTGACGGGCTGCTGCTCAACATCCTCAAGGCGCGGCAGCTCGGGGTGAGCACGTTGTCGGAAGCGCTCGTCGCGCACCGCCTGGTCAGCCGCACGCACATCCGCGCGCTCGCCGGCGCCGACGTCGAAGACCAGGCCGGCTATCTGTTTCGCATGGTGCTGCGCCTCTACGACGAGCTGCCCTGGTTCCTGAAACCGTCACGGCTCTACTTCACCAAGAACCGCGAGCTGCATCTCTCGAACCAGTCGTACCTCAAAACCGCCTGGGGCAAATCCACGCGCGGCGCGCTGCAGTCGATCACCGGGCTCGAAGGCTCGAAGGGATCGATCGGCCGTGGCCAGACGTACTCCGTCGTCCACATCTCCGAGCTGCCGACCTGGGAGAACCCGGAGCAGCTCGACACCGCGCTCCTGCCCGCGATCCCGGTCGCGTCCGACACGCTCGTCCTCTACGAAGCGACCGCGGAGTTTGCTGGCGACTGGTGGCATCGCCACTGGCTCGCCAGTGGGGAAGGGGTCGGCCGCTTCACCAACGTCTTCATCCCCTGGTCGGCTGAGCCGTCGAAGTATTCCCTGCCCGCGCCTGCGGAGTGGCAACCGTCCGCGACCACGCTCGCGCACGCCGACAAATGCCGGCGCGACAGCCCGAAGTGGTTCGGCAAAGCGGTCACGCTCTCGCGCGAGCAGCTCTACTGGTACGAGACGACGCGCCGCTTCTACGAATCGAAGGGCGCGCTCTACAAGTTTCTCAAGGAGTACCCCGCCGACGATCAGGAGTGCTTCCAGTACGCCGGCCGCTCGATCTTCACGATGGAGCAGCTCGAACAGATCGACGCCGCCGGATCGCGCCGGCCGCTCCTCGATGTCTGGGCGGTCGAGCCCGCACTCGACATCGCGCGGCTGCGGCGCGATCTCTCGACCGTCGATGTCGTCAGCAAGAAGCCCGTCCCGCCACTCGCACCGCACACCAATGCGCGCGGCGCCCTGGCGCACGAACTCTCGCCCGTGCCGCCCGGCTACGGCTTCCGCCGTTTGTCCGCCTCCGAGCTGAAGGCGATGCCGAACCTGCGCAAGTCGGTGTTCGCGATCTGGGAGTACCCGCGGCTGCGCGGCTCGCGGCGCTACGTGATGTCGGTCGACGTCAGTGACGGCCTCGGCCAGGACTACTCGATCATCGACGTCATTCGCTACCCGACGATCGACGAGCCGGCGGAACAGGTCGCGCAGTACTGCAGCGACGCCGTCGATCCGAAAGGGCTCGCGTTTGTCTGTGACGCGATCGGCCGCTACTACCTCGACGCCGACCAGGTCGAAGCGATGGCCGCGATCGAGACCAACGCGCACGGCCTGGCGACGCAGGACACGCTGCAGCTGCATCTCGGCTACAGCCACTTCTACGTCTGGGAGTACGCCGACGCCGCGACACCGGAGCGCCGCTACTCCACCCGCATCGGCTGGATGACGTCGCCGCGCACGCGCCCGCTGCTCCTCGCCAGCTTCCACGGTGCGGTGACCAACTTCGATCCGATCACGCAGCTGCCCGAGATGCTGCTCAATTCCCCGATCACCAGGGGGGAGTTGCGCCACTTCATTACCCCCGGCACGATTGGCGAAGCCGAGGCGGCGCGCGGGCAACACGACGACGCCGTCATGTCGGCGGCGATCGGCTACTACGTCGCCTGGCGCATGGCCGGCGGCGAGGTCGAACCGATTGCCGAACGCCGGCATCGCAAGTCGGCACTCGACGCGCTCAATCGCGAACGCGCGCTCCCCCGACCGGACTGGCGGAACAGCCCGGCCACCGCTGACGAAGCAGACATCTTGGAGCCTGATCATGAATCGATCGTCGGCGACGACCACCAGGACTACCAGCTCGGGAGCGACAGCGCCGGGCTCCACTTCGACGACCGCACGCGCGCCTAACCCGCTGTTCGTCGAAATTCGCGCGCGGTTGAATCAACTGGAGCGGCAGCTTACGACACCCGCAGTCGTCGCCGGGCTCCAGCTCACGCCCCTCGACTGCACGCGCCTCGAAGAGACGACCGGCTTCGCGTCGACGCGCACCGTCGAGGAGTTCCTGCGCGCGGTCGAACGCCTGGCGTCGATCACGATCGGCGACATCCGCATCCCGTTCACGCCCGGCCAGCTCGCGGAACTGAAGCACCGCGCGGCGAAGCGCGGGCGCACGGTCGAAGTTGAGATGCAAGCGGTCGTGGATCGCATCCGCGACGAGCTGTTCTACAAGGGCGGGTAGATGGCCCTGACGATCATCGACCTGAAGAGCCAGGTCACGTTCTCGGGCTCGGCGACGCCGCCCGCCTTCTCGACCAACCCCGCGGCTGGCGATCTGATCGTGCTCTGTCTCGAAGTCAACAACCGTGGCGCGGCTGTGCCCACCGTCAGCGACAACAAGGGCAACACCTACACGCGCCTCGGGAGCATCGTCGACAACATCCCGGTCCTCAACGGCAGCGGCCTGATGTTCTACACGGTCGTCGTGACCGGCGGCGCGAGCTTCACGATCACGATCAACGTCGGCGCCTCGGTCGGCACGGCGTACGGCGCGTGGCTGATTCGCGGCGCGGCGGCGTCGCCCTACAACGGCGACGTGCGATCGGCGACGGGCACGGGCACCTCGATGGGGCCGGGCACACTCCCCGCCCCGCCGCAGACGTCGATCGCGATCGCGTTTCTGTCGTTCGGCGGATCGGGCTATCCGAGCGGCGGCGTCCCGTCCGGGTGGAACGTCGTCGGCTCGAACGGGTTCACGTCGGGCATGAACGGGCAGACGGCGCCGTCCAACTGGAGCGCGCCGTTCTGGGCCGACTGCCTGATGATCTACAAGGTCACCACGACCGCGGAGACGCCGGTCTGGACGAATAGCGCGTCGGTCACCTGGCTGTCCCTGATCGCGAGCTTCAAGGACGACGGCCCGCCGCCGGTCTCCGGTCCGTACCCGACCATCATCCTCGCCGACAACCCGGTCGCCTACTGGCGGATGAACGCGCGCTCGGGCACGCTCGAACTCGATCGCACGGCGAACCACAACGACGGCACGCTGAGTGGCGGCGTCACGTTGAACACCGCCGGCCCGCTGAGCGATCTCGATCCAGCGATGACCTTCGACGGGGTCGACGATCAGATCGTCGCCCCGGCGTCGACCAGTCTCAACGGCGTGGGCAACGGGAGCTTCACGATCGAGGTGTGGGTGAAGCCTGCCGTGACCGGGAACAGCTCGGTCATTTCCAAGAGTGCCTTGAGTGGCACGGGCGCCGACGGGTGGCACTTGAGACTGCGGACGTCGAATCAAGCGCAACTGCGTGGCGGGGACGGGACCAACGTCTTCGCGGGTTCGTCTGCCGCGGGGTCGGTTCCCGTGGGTGTCTGGACACACGTCGTGGCCGTCCTCGATCGGACGCAGGCAACAATCCCACAGCTCTACATCAACGGCGTCGCCTCGGGGACGGGGAATCCCGCCGTCGCGATGGGGGCGCTCGCGCCCGCGAATCCGGTGCTCATCGGCGTGACACCCGAGGCCGCGACCAACTCGTTCAAGGGTGACTTGGATGAGATTGCGATCTACGCCACGGTACTCACCCCGACGCAGATCGCCGCGCACTACGCCGCGCGCACCGCCGGCTACACCGAAGTCATCCGCGCCTCCACGCCCGCGGCCTACTGGCGCCTGAACGACGCGAGCGGCACGACGGCGATCGAAGTGATCAACGCCGCCAACGCGACGATCACGCCGCCGGTCACCTACGCGAACCCCGGCCCGTCAGGCTCGACGGGCATCACGGCGATGGGCTTCAACGTCGCCGGCTACGCGCAGGTGAACTCGGTCCCCGCGATCGCGGCGCTGGCCCAGCTCTCGGTCGAGTGCCTCGTCTGGCTGCGTGAGCCGGTCGCGGTGGCCCAGTTCATCGAGAAGGCGATCAGCGCGGTCAGCGGCACCTGCTTCCGCATGTACTTCGAGCCGCCGTACACGATCTGGCGCATCTACCGGACGCCGGGCGGCGAGGGCAACTGGCAGCAAGTCGTCGGCCCGAAGCTGCGCTGGAACAGCTGGTATCACTGCGTCGGCACGTTCGACGGGACGACGCTGAAGTACTACGTCAACGGGATACTGATCGGCAGCAAGACCTACAACCCGATCGCGGTTGGCGACGGCGTCGTCACCCTCGGGCGGATGACGCCGCCCAATACCTATCTGCATGACGGTTATCTCTGCGAAGTCGCGATCTACGCGCGGGCGCTCCCCGCGGATGAAGTCCTGACGCACTCGACCGCCGCGGGCTCGCTCGGCATCGTCGACCTCGCGCCCCCTGACGGCGGCGGCGCGGGCGGCGGCGCGGCCACGCTCTACGCCACCGTGCCGATCGGCGTCACCTGGCCACCCTGGAGCTGATCATGATTCAGTCGTACGGCAAGCTCACGCCGACGCCCGGTACGCCACTGCGCGCGACACAGAACGTCAGCGCCGCGGACAAGACGTTGCGCGTCCACGGCGTCTTGATTCAGGCGCTGTGGAGCAACACGGGGCGCGTCTACATCGGGAAGCAGACGCTCAGCCGCACCAACGCGACGGACCTGTTCGCGGTCCTGCCCGCGCCAGGCGCGGGCGCGCTGCCCGCGTTCAGCGCCGCGATCACCACGCAGCCCGCCGGCGTCAACGTCAACGACATCTGGGTCGACGTCGACACGGCGAACGACGGCGTGCTGGTCACGGTGCTGGTGTCGTGATGTGGCCCGCCGCGTTGCCGCTGAGCGTTGAATCTGACCCGCACGTCGGCGGGACGCCGCTCCTGCTCGTCGGGACCAGCGTCACGCCGGTGGATCTGCTGACGCTGCGCGTCCTGGCGTTGGAGCAGGACGTCGCGGGCTTGCGGGCGCACGTCGAGGCGATTGAGGCGACGCTGGCGCGCACCTGGTGGGACCGGCTGCGCGACTGGGTGCAGCTGCACTGGGAGTTGATCCGTGGCTGACAAAAAGATCACCGAGCTGACGGCGATCGACGCGGTTCAACCGACCGACCTGATCGTCGTCATCGACGATCCGAGCGGGACGCCGATCACCAAGAAGGCGACGGTCAACCAGCTGCCCGGCGGGAGCTTCGACACCGCGGCGGATTACACCCTCACCGGGCAGTGGGCGTTCAAACGCGCGGACGCGCCGGCCACCCTCGCGGTGCGGATTACCGACCCGCTCGGGAACGATCTGATTCGCATCGGCACGACCAACTACGGGGCGCAGGGCACGATCGCGTTCATAGGCCAGGAGGGCAATCTCAACGTCGCGCAGCGGATCGCCCTGCGGCACGACGGATTCCTGCTCTCGGGCTGGACGCAACAGAGCTGGTCCAATTCTGGCAGTGCGACCGGCGGCATCCCAGACGTGGGGCTCTATCGGGTCGCGGCGAAGACGCTGCGCGTGCATGACGGCAGCGGCCCGGTGAGCTTGAACGACTTCAGCGCGGCGAAAGGCGGCGGGCTGGTCGTGGGCGACATCGCCGCGAACAGTCCGCGCCCGACTGCCGACGCGACGCACCGCGGGATGATCTGGTCGACCTGGGGCGTAGCTGGGGTCGCAGACACCTGCGAGATGTGCATGAAAAAGGCCGACGACACCTACGCCTGGGTGACGATCGTGACCGCGCCATGAGCGTCGAGCGCCTGCTGCAGGAGGACGCCGGCCGTCTCACGCTCGAAGACGGCAGCGGCTTCGTGCTCCTCGAATCGAGCACCGCGCCACCGAGTGGCGGCGGCGGCGACACGGGCGCGTCCGACCTGGGCGGCGGGCAGAGCTTCCCCGACATCGACCTCGGTGAGAGCTGGAGCTTCGGATGATTCAATCCCTCGGCAAGCTGACGCCCACACCGGGGACGCCGCTGCGTGCGACGACCAACTTGCCCGGCACGCCCGAGCACCCGCGCCTCGCCGTGCACGGCGTGATGTTCCAGGCGCTGCCGACCAACGTCGGCCGCGTCTACATCGGCACACCGACCTTGAATCGCACGACGTTCGTCGGGCTCTACGCGATTCTCGCCGTGCCCGCCGGGCCGGCGCTGCCGACTTTCAGTACCGCGCTGACGCTCGCGCCGAATGCGATCAACGTCGCCGACTTCTGGGTCGATGTCGATACCGGCGGCGACGGCGTCCTCGTAACCGTGCTGGTGGCGTGATGGCTGAGAAGAAGAAGAAACCCGCGGCGTCTCCCTCGGTCAAGGCGCGCATGACCGGCATCGCCGATCTGCCCGAGCCCGAGCTGCCGCCGTCGCAGACGTTCACGCCGGCCAAGTCGGGTCTGCCGTCGTCGCCCTGGTTCACGCCGAGTGAACTCGCCGAAGGCTCGATCACCGGTGAGCTGCGCCGTCGCGCCGGGAACTTTCTCAGCCGCGTCCTCAACCCGCACAACCTGCGCTCGACTGGCGAGCGGGTCACACAACTGCCCGATCGGCCGTACGAGCTGAAGGACCCCCGCTCGCTGCAGGACTGGTGGTCGCCTGGCGCGCGGGGCATCGCGACGAATAAGGACGCCAACGTCGACTTGGCAGATACGCTGCTCTCGCAGCAGTACCCGGAAGCGGTCCGCCACAGCAACTCGGTGCGGCTCCAGGGGATGCCGTCGAAGTACTGGGGCTTGTTCCATCACGACAACAACGCGATCGAAATTTCGCCGAACCATCCCAACTTCGAGAGCCTGATGACGACGTTCCGCCACGAGCTGGCGCACGGGATGGGCCTGCCCGATCGGCGCGACCAGGACTACCGCGACGCGCCGAACGCCTCCGACGCCACCCTCAACTGGCTGCGCACCGCGCGCCAGACCGAGCCCGACACGACCGACATCAACCAGGCGAGCAGCCTGCTGCACCGCGACATCGCGCTGCCGAACGAGTCCGCGCTCGCCCGGCGCACCCAACCGATCGCACCGATCAAGGGGACGCGCTGATGGCGCTGCACGACTACTTCTGTCAGGTCTGTGGCCAGGTGCTGACCGACGTCAACGTCCCCTGCGCGATCGGCGCGCAGAAGGGCGCGCCGCTCCATTGCGACCGCCCGATGAACTGGATTCCGGCGATCGGCCGGATGGACGCCTACGAACCGTTCCAGGAGTTCGAGACCTTCGACGGGCAGAACCAACCCGTCGTCGTCGAGTCGCTGCGGCAGCTGCGCGCGATCGAGCGCGACAGCGAGCAACGCTACCGCGACGGCGAGGGCCAGCCGCTCGTCTGGCGCCGCTACAGCAACGACCGATCGAACCACGACGTCCACGCGCTGCACCCGAAGTGGGAGGGCGGCGAGCAACCCGATCCGGCCTGGGTCAAAAAGCACGGCGCGTCGTTGCGGCGCGGCCAGCCGACCGATGCGGATCTCGCCTACGGTCCCGGCGTCGATGAATCCACGCCCACGGGTCTCGATCACCTGAAGTAGCCATGCCTGACTTCTCTCCCTCCGGCGTCCTCGATCTCCCGCGCGCCAGCGCCGAAGCGCTGCTGCACGGCGATCCGCGTGTGCTCAACTGGTTGCGCGAGTGGATTCAGGAAGGGGACGCGATCAACCGCGCCGATCCCTCCTACGACATGATCGGGCCGGCGCAGGCGTACATCGTCGGCGAGCAGCGCTCAGCCGAAACCTGCAAGTTGAAGTACCTCCCACAGGTGACGATCAACGAGACGCGCAAAGCGATGCAGGCGCACGTCTCGGCGATCACCGACCTCAAGCCCGTCGCCGGGTGGAAGTCGAATCCCGAGTACCAGGTGCAGGCGACGATGCTGAACCAGTACCTCATGGCCGAGTGGATCACGACCATGATGGATCTCGATCTCGGCGACTGTGTGAAGTACTCGCTCGCCGGCGGCACCGGCGACCTGGTGATCGATTGGGACCCGCATGTGCCGCAGGGCGGCGCGCACGCGCTCTCGGCGCGCGATCCCCGCGACACCCTGCCGCTGCGTCCGTCCTTCGGCCGCTCCGTCCAAACCTGGGAAGGCGTCTGCTTCCGCGAAGAGCACACCGTCAACGTGCTGCGCGGCATGTATCCTACCCGCGCGCATCTCTTCCGCGCGGCGACCGACACGATGCTCGGCCGCGTCATGGGTCGCTTCCGCACCGGGCTCTCGCGCCTGATCACGCCGGCCGATCCGCTCGACACGATCGCCTTCGGCGGTACCGCCGGCACGACGCGCAAGGCGCGGCTCGGCGCCCTGGTCCTCTACCGCGCCTACTTCCGCGACCGCACGCGCAACCTCACCACCAAACCGATCACAATGGGCACGCCGGGCGCGAACTGGTCGTACGTCGTCAACCCTGGCGAGCCGCTCTACCCGCGCGGCCGGCTGATCGTCGCGACCGACGACGTGCTGATCTACGACGGGCCGAACACGTACTGGCACGGCATGTACCCGTTCTGCCGCATGAAGCTCTGGTCGGTCCCGTGGCAGTTCCTCGGCATTCCGCTCTTCAACGATCTGCTGCCGCTGCAGGACGCGATCAACGACACCGTGCAGGACATTCGCCTGGCGATGCGGCAGTGGATGAATCCCGACATCACCTACAACCGCAACGCGGTCAGCGAAGCGACGATGAAGCTGATGGACCCGCGGCGTCCTGGCAAGCGGGTGAAGGTGATGCCCGGCTTCGGCGATCCGTGGAAGAAGGAAGAGGGGCCGAACCCGTCCGTCATCCAAATGGGGCTCGAACTGTGGGAGCGGCTCACGCAGAAGTTCACCGACCTCAGCGGCACCGCGAATCTCTCGGCGCTCCTGCAGCTCCGGCAGATGCCCAGCGCCGACACGATCCAGAAGTACTACGAGGCGCTGACGCCGGAGATTCGATCGGAGGCGCGCCAGGTCGAGCTGTTCCTGCGCGACTTCTCCGAGATGATCAAGTGCAACTACTTCCAGTTCCTCTCGGCGAAGAAGCGCGTCCAGATCCTCGGCACCGGCGGGCAAATGCTCGACGAGTTCGACTTCGATCCCGATCAGTTCGTCCCGGCGCTGCGCCCCAACGATCCCGGCTACACGCCGGAGCTGGACGCCGACAACACCACGCGCGACGAGCGGGCGCAGTTCTTCCACAAGCAGTTCATCTTCGTCGTCGCCCCGAACAGCGTCCTGGCGATGGACGCGACCGAGCGCAAGATGATGCGCGTGCAGCTCGCGCGCATGGGCTACTACGACTTCTGGTCGCTGCACGAGACGCTCGAAACGCCGAACGTCGGCGCGCCGCCGGCCGTGCCCCTGCCGCCGCTCAGTCCGCCGCCGCCTGACGCGCTCTCGCAGATCCTGATGCAGGTACAGAACACGCCGGGCGCGATGCAGGCGATGGTCGCCGGGGCGATGCCGCTGCCGCAGTACCAAGACCCGCTGACCGGGCGCACGTTCCAGATGGACCCCAGCTCCGGCCAGATTCTCGAACTGCGTGTCCCGGTCACCGTCACCGAGCGGCTCCAGGCGCAGGCGATGATGGGCATCGGCCAGACCGTCAATCCCGCGGGCCGCAAAGCCTCCGGCCAGGAAGCGCCGCAGCAGGAGGAGAAGTCGGATGGCCGCTCGACGATCACCGAGAGCAAGAAGTGACGGGACGTGGTGGCCGCTGACACGCTCGCCGCGGTCCTGAAGTTCCTGCACGAAGGCGGGCTGCTCGCGGTGCTCGTGCTCATTCTCGTCGGCGGCTACAAACGCTGGTGGGTCTGGGGCTGGCATCACCAGAACGTGATCGACCGCTACGAACAATCCGTGAAAGACGTGCGCGACGATCGGGACGACTGGAAGCACCTGGTCGTCGCCGCACACGTCCGCGAGCGCCGGTCCGCCCCCCGTACCGCCACGCCGGCTGGGGGGTCTTGACGCGTCTGCATTCTCCGCTGACCCTCACGGTCAGTGCCGCTCACCAGCTCCGGCAGCAAAGTCCTCAGCTCGATGCAGTCGACCTACGGCCCTGAGAAGGGCGAGCGGGTCTTCTACGCCTCGATCAACAAGGGCAAACCGGGCAGCAGCAAATGGCACGGGAAGAGCGCGAGCAAACCTCGCGACCTGAGCAAGAGGTGACCGATGGCGTTCCCGAATAAGTTCGGCGGCGGTCCTCCTGACGACAGCGATAGCGGCAAGGCGCCGCCGTTCCAGAAGAAGAAGTCAGGCAAGCCGTTCGGGCGGAAGGGCGGCTTCCAGAAGAAGGGCTTCTCGCCCGCGATGAAGAAGTCGATGAGCGGCGGGGGTCGCTTCTAGTGGCGTTCCCGCCTGCCCTGCCTGGTGGCGGGTTCCCTGGCATTGGTCCGTCATCCGGGGCGACCGCGCTCGATGGTCCGCCACCGCCGCCGAATGCGATGGGCGGTGATCCCTCCGGCTCGTTCTCGATGAGCGGGCTCGCCGCGCAGCTCCCCTCGACGCAGATGCCGCCCGAAGTCCTGACCGGCATCACGCAGTCGGCGCAGCCGATCTTCCAGCTGCTCGACTCCTGGGCGCAGATCGCGCCCGACCTCGGGCTCGACATCGAAATGGCCAAGCAACAGATCCAAGCGATCCTCGCCAAGCTCCAGCAAACCGGCGCGGGTCCTGTCTCTCCCACCGCCCCCGGCCCGGCGTTCCCCGGCGGCGGTATCGACCAAGGGCTCCCTGGCCCTGGGAGCGTGTGAACGTCACAACGCGGACGGAGGCGCGACGGTGATCTCGCCCGGCGACGGAGGGTCACCGAGACGCTGGCCTGTCAGCGACGGAGGATGGCATGGGAGCGTACGAATCGGGACAAGCCTTTATCGCCAGCGTGCTCGCCAAGCTGCCGGAAGCGCAGCGTGAGGCCGCTCGGGTGATCTTCGAGGCTGCAGACGCGAAGGATGCGGTCACCGTTCTCGGTGACGGCACACTGGCTCGCAGTGACTACAGCCGCTCGATGGACGCCATGCGCGAGAAGGAGACGCAGCTCAACGATCACTACACCCGCTTGAACGACTGGTACACGGTCAACAAGGACGCGCTCGAAGCCGCGAAGACGGCGCGCGACGGCGATCTGAAGACGCCGGCGAACAACGTCGTCGATCCGGCGCGGGGCAAAGAGGATCTGCAGACGCCAGCGACCTTCACGCTCGACGACGTGCGCCGCATCGCTGACGAAGCGGTGAACACCGCGGGCAAGGACTACATCGCGGTCAGCGCGTTCATCGCCAACCAGGCGTCGCGGCATCTCGCGCTCTTCGGCGAGCCACTCGACGCGCTGGAGATCGCGCAGAACCCGAAGGTCGGCCGTCCGATCGCTGGACAGCCGGGGCGCATCTTCAGTCTGCAGGACGCCTACCTCGAAAAGTACGGCGAGCGGCTGCAGGAGAAGTACAAGGCCGCCGAAGAGAAACGCTTCAACGACGAGGTCGATCGGCGGCTCGCCGAACGACAGAAGCAGAACACGTCGCATCCGTTCCCGCTCAGGAGCGAGTCCAGTCCGCTCGACGTGCTCTCGACCAAGGACGGCCCCGCGCAACACACGCTCGACACCGCGGTCGCCGAATACGAACGACTCCAAGCTGCGCGTGGCAGCTAGAACCAACGCGCGTTCGCCGGTCGCAGTCCGGCAGGCGTCATCAGCAGCTCGGCTGATTACCGAGTGAGAGGCGGCGCCCAACGTGGGCCAGCTCCACACGAACGCGCCAGCACTAGAGGAGGGCCACAGTGCCCATTCAGCTCGACGACGTCAACACCACTGTGACGAAGGAGATCGAGCCGGGAGTAGTCGACGGCTACTTCAAGGCCGGTCCCTTCATCGCGATGGCGAAGGGGCGATTCAATCGGAAGTGGATCGGTCCCCAGATTCAGGAAAACTTCATGTACAAGCCGATGAAAGGCGGCTCGTACAAGAAGGGGACGACGTTCGATATCACCCGCAGACAAACGCGGACCGGCCTGCTCTTCGGCCCGCGCTACTACCAAGTCACCGTCTCCGAGTTCCTCGAAGACCTCGAAGTCGAGATGGCGGGTCCGCGCGCGGCGTTCAGCGTCATCCGCACCGACATGGCGCAGGCGTCGCTGACGATGTCGGCGATTCTCGAAATCGCAGCGTTCCATCACGGTCAGCCGGTCGTCGGCGACGACCGCTCGATGGAGATCAACGGCCTCGAAGAAGCGCTGACCAACGGCGTCGATCCGACGTGGACCAACAACGTCTTCCCGTCCTACGGCGGACAGACGCGCGTCGACGTCGCGCCCGCGCTGACCGCGCCGACCGGCCTGGTCGCGGCGAATCTCAACGGCGCGCCGATCAGCTACCGCGTCCTGCGCCACTCGTACTACTCGTGCATCATCGGCAACGAAGCGCCGGGCACCGCGATCACCACCAACCGCTGCATGGGGTTCATCAGCGAGAACTTCTTGCCGCACCAGATCATCGACACGACGCAGCCGGAAATTGCGTGGCCAGGAATGAAATTCGATAAGGCCACGATCATGATGTCGCAGTACTGCCCCGGCGCCGACGGCGTCAACGACGACGACCTGGGCAACTACTACGCGCCGAACGAAACCTTCTGGTGGTTGAACTTCGGCCCGCAGGGCGACGACGCGTACATCCGGCTCTACATCGCGCAGTCGCGGAAGTTCGCGTTCGGCTTCACCGGCTTCAAAGGGGCTCGCGAGGACAACCAGGTCGCCGGGCAAATTCTCTACGCCGGCAACCTCACAGTGAAGGCGCTGCGGCTGTCGCGCGTGCTTCACGGAATCGGGAGCTAAGGCCATGCCGAATCGCTTTGAGCAACCCGCCGTCTATCTCCAGTCGGGGAATCCCGAAGGGGAGAACACGCCGACTCTGCACGCGCCAGGTCTGCTCGGATCGCGCTTCACCGTGGTCCAGCCGACCGGTCGAGGCACGCCGCAGACGCCTGGCCGCGCGAAGCGCTACCAGATCGTGAAGACCGACTCGACGATGACCGTGGGGCCGTACCCCGGTGCGACGGCGTACTGGGTGGACAAACAGAACTACATGGTCACGACGGTCAACACCAACCTGAATGCGATCGCGGGGATCTTCAACAACCTCGTCGACAAGGGCAACTACACCTGCATCCAGTTCGGCGGACCGGGCTTCGTCAAGCTGGTCGACGCCGACGCGGTCGCTGCGGCAGTCGGCGACAACGTCATCGGCAGCGCCGCGACCGCCGGCAAGGGTGCGCGCATCGCGGCCGGCACCGCGCCGACCAACGTCTCGCTCGGTCGGGTGTCGACGCCGCTCAACAAGCTGGCCAGCGAGGCGCGTGTGCAAGTCGACCTCGATGTGCCGGAGACCGTGTAGGAGGGTCGATGGCCACGATTGACAAGACGGCTGTCGGCTATCACGACAGCAGCAACACGCGCATCCGCAAGCTCGGGACCTATATCGGGCCGGTGAGCTACGTCACCGGCGGCGATCCGATCAGCAACATGGACCTGGGCATGGGGAAGGTGGAGCTGATCCAGTTCGGGGTGGCGACCAACGGCACGCTCTACCGCGCGCTGGTCTTCGTCCCTGGCCCGAACAACAACAGCGGGTTCATCCGTTGGCTCGATGCGACCAACGGTACCGAGATCGCCAACGGCGCGAACCTGTCTGCGTACTCGACACGCTTCGAGGCGATCGGGAAGTAGCGTGCCGGGCCTCTCCAGCTATCGGTCGGTCCCGAGCGGGATGTCGTTCGATCTCGACACGGGACCGACCCGGAAGGCGTTCGTCCTCTCGATGCCGGGCAACACCGCCGTCGTGGGCTTGACCGGCCAGGGCGTCTGGTCGGTCGAGGTCCTCACGACGACGGATGGCCTCAACTACACGCTCGTCTCGACGCGCACGATGCCGGGCGAGTGGCGCTACGACACCAAGACCGCGGTGGCGATCGCGATCCGCGTCAGCAGCTTCACCAGCGGTACGATCGTGGGGACGCTGACGCACGGTGGCGTGCAGCCGTTCACCTACGTCTCGCCGCTCTTCGGCTCGTTCCTGATCTACAGTTACAACGCGACGACCACCGAGCCGCCGAGTGGCAACCAGATCCGGTTCAACAGCACCACCATGACGGCGGTGACCAAGGTCTGGATTCGCAACTCGACCGTCGACGGCAACGACGCCTACTTCGCGCTGCGGAAGATTCCCTTCGGCGGGACGATCCTGATCCAGGACCGCGACAACCACCTCAACGCGGCGCTCTTCCGCATCGTCAATCCGCTCGTCGACAAGGTCGACTACGTCGAGCTGCCGGTCATCTACAACCAGCACACCGGCACGCTCAGCTCGGCGCAGACGCTGGTCGCGGTGTTCGCACCAGGTCCGACGCTCAGCCTGAGCGCGACTGAGTTGAGCGGGGTGGGTGAGCCCGTGCCGCAGCTCCTGGAGAACGCCATGCTGCCGGAGGATGGCTGATGCCGCCGTTCACCTACGGCGACTGCTGGCGCACGGTGCGGCTCTACTGCCCGATGGCGCCGACCTTCCTCGCCCGCGAGTGGGTCAACGCCGCGTGGAAGCAGCTCCTGGCGGCGCGGCGCTGGAGCTTCATGCGCGCGGAGCTGACGCTGCCGATTCTCTCGACCGACACCTACATCACGCTGCCGCTCGACTTCGCCAGCTTCAAGGTCGTCGTCGATCGCTCGCGCATGGTCCGCATCTCGTTCACGCATTCGATCGACGAGCTGGCGTGTGAAGACCCTGGCAACAGCGCGATGGGGCCGGTGACCGCGCTCGTCGCCGCGCCGCCCTCGACGACACCGCCCACGGTCGGCCAGGTGCGCTACCAGGTCTACCCGCACGGCAGCGCCTCGACGCTCACCGCGATCTACAACCGCCAGGGCGCGCGACTCGACGACACGTCGATTCTGATCGGTGTCCTCGCTGATGGGGGCGAAGTCCTGATCGCCGGCGCGCTCGCGCAAGCGGCGCTCTGGCCGGGCACCGGCGACAAACCGAATCCGTACTTCAACGCCGGCCTCGCGGCGACCAAGACCGACGAGTTCAAGTACGGCATCCAGATGCTCTCGCTGCGCGACGACGAGCAGGCGCCGGATGATCTGTGGGACAGCTGGCCGGAGTGCCACTGCACCAACCCGTCGCTCACCGGGTCGAGTGATGCACGCACCAGCGACGCGAGCGCCTGGTGAAATCCTCGAGGAATATCACTTTGAGTGATAGAGCTCTCGACGAGGGAGAACATGGCTGAGATCAAAACCTTCTGGGACGACCCTGGCATGCCGATGTCGACGGACCTCTCCGGCGACGTGATCACGTCGAGCGGGAGCGATCCGAACGCGCAGGGCGGCGACGGCGAGAACGCGTGCGATCCGCTGTGGCCCGACTCGCCGGTGCCGCTGCTCAGCGACAAGGCCGAGTCGAGCAACTCGGTGTCGGGTCTGCCGGCGCTGCCGAACCGCTACGAGCCGGCGGGCACGCCGCCTGATCCGCCCGACCTGAAGGACCGCCGGCCCGGCACGATCGACGAGTCGTAGCACGGGATGCCAAACGACCTTCCTGGCTACTCCGTGCGCTGCTCGGATGTGTACCAGTACGAGGCTACCCGTCCGTACTGGATGAACGCCGGCACGAACGTTGTGCTCGGGAAGTCGCCGCAGTGGATGAGCACGTTTCTCAATATCCCGATCGTGCTCAACCCGAACTACACGCAAGGGACGACCTACCCGAACATCGCCGTCTCCGACTACCCGCGCGAACTCGACCCCGGCGTCCTGGCCCCACTCAACGTCGATTCGGGGACGTACCTCGGGACGCCGTGGCAGTGGCAGTGCGACGTCGAGCTGTACGCCGGCGGCGCGCTGCCGCCGATCCCCAGCCTGCCGTTCCAGCAGGCGGTGGTCTACTGGAGTGGCAACTCGTCGGTCAACAACGTCTTCCAGAACATCGCGACGCCGTTCCCGCTCGACAGCGGGCGCGTCGTCGTGATGGCGACCTGTGCGTTCTTCCGCGGCACCTGCGTGAAGGCGTCGCACATGCCGTTCACGCAGCTGCTCGGTGCGGGCGTGAGCAGCGGCAACAACACGATCGGGCCGTTCACGGCGAGCGGCTTCAGCGTCTGCAACAACTCCGGCGTCCTGGCCTGGATGAATGAGAGCGGGCGGAACTACTGCGCGCTCGTCTGGCGCGATCCCAACCCCGCGGGGTTCGGCGCGCACATGGGGCTGACCAGCTACGTCGGGGGCGGGCCGCACGTTGCGCAGATTGAGGTCTTTCCTGGGTCGGCGGCGTTCGGGCGCAACCAGCTCACGCTCTCCGACGTGGGCGCGATGGTGCTGCCGAGCGGCCCGGTGATTCAGACGTGGAATAGCCCGATGAGCGGCAGCTTCAACGCGGCGTGGCCGGGCACGGGCGCTGCCGTCTTCGCCACGGTCAACCTGAGCGGCAGCGAGCAGTGCATCAGCACCGGCCTCGGCAACAACACCCACGTCTGGATCATCGGGCGCGACGCGGCGTACTGCTCGTTTGACTTCGCGCCAGCCGGGCTCGCCGGCAAATCGGTGTCGCTCATCAACGATCACAGCGCCAATGGCAACCCGATCAGCAACATGATCCTGAGCCTGGGCGATCCGATCAAAGTGGGCACCGACTGGTCGGTCAACATGAACGGCCAGACCTACTACGTCATCGCCTTCAACGTGAACCGTGGCATCTACGCGGCGAACATCTTCCGCAGCTTCGGTTTCGCCTCCACTGCCGTCAATCCTGAGCGGGTCACCTTCCCGTTCTTTCCGAGCTACAGCCTCGCGGAGCGCGTGCAGAACAGCGGCATCGTTTCGACCGGCGGACTGTTTCGCTCGGCGGATAGCTCGATGCACGGAACGGTCGCGACGACCTCGGTTGGCTTCTCGGATGGCGGTAGCTCCTCGACCGGGGTGGTCGGTGTGGGCTGATGGGCTACGTCGATCTTGGCAACGGGGTCGCGCCGGCGAGTGAACACACGGTCGGCTACGCGGCGATCAGCGGCGCGACGACGGCGGACGCTGGCCCGCTCGGCGTCACCTGCGTCGTTGGGACGGCGACCGCGGGCACCTACTACTACAGCGCGCTCGTCGCCAGCGGCGGCGTCGCGCCGTACACGTTCTCGATCATCGCGGGCACGACGCCGCCGGGGCTGATCTTCGATACGCGGGCGGGCACGTTCTACGGCGTCCCGACCACCGGCGGGACGTACACCTTTCTGGTGCGCGTGCTCGATGATACCGGCGCCGCGTCGCAGACGACGCACACCTGCACGGTCGTGGTCGCGGGACCGCCCCCGCCGCCGATCCTGCCGCCCTGGACACCGGGGGCTTGCGAAGCCGGCATTCTGCCCTGAGAGTTGAAGCGTGCCGTACACCGTCACGACCCTCCTCCAGCTGCAGAACGACATGGTCCAGCGGTGGGACCAGGTCGTGTTCTGGACGCCAGAGGAAGCGCGCCTGGCGATCAACGAGGCGCTGCGGGAGTGGAACCTGCTCACCGGGCGCTGGCGTACGCGCGTCAACCTGACGGTCGCCGCGAACAACCC